AATGATCCCGTCAACCGTCCTAAGCATTACACGTCACATCCGTCTGGAGTTGAGTGTATCGACATTACGAAACATTACAACTTCCAGATTGGAAACGCCATGAAGTATCTATGGCGTCAAGGGCTGAAAGATGAGGTTGGTCTTGATTCTGTCGAAAAACAGATTCAAGATTGTGAAAAGGCAGTTTGGTACATCCAAAGTTTTATCGACGATTTGAAGAAGGAAGTATAGTATGGCGCATACTCGTAACAAAATGAAGCACTGGCGCAAATTGGGGAACAAGATTGTCATTGACGTTCCCAAGCTCAAGACTGAAACCAATGCAGATGGAGTTGAAACTCGCGTTACTGACGGCACGGATCAACATCGACTGACAGGTCGACAACTCAAGTCATATACGCAGAACTGGGGCAGCGTCAAGACTCCAACTGGTCTGTTGAAAGATTTGCTTTCTCGTGCCGGGTGTAGTATTATTGATGTAGATGAAGTAGTTGTGTCTGTACCAGAACCTGAAGGAGTATAATATATGAAGTTGTCAAAAAATACGATGTTGTTATTGAAAAATTTTTCCACAATTAACTCAAACTTGTTTGTCAAAGCTGGCTCGACGTTGAGTACCATGTCGATTCAGAAGAACATCATGGCCGAGGTTGAAGTTCCAGAAAAGTTCCCAGTCGATTTCGGAATCTTCAATCTTTCTCAGTTGTTGAGTTCATTGAATGAACTTGATGATCCTGAAATCACGTTCGGTAAGACCAACGTGGAACTAGCGAAGTCAGGAATCAAGTACAAGATTACCTTTGCAAGCCCTAACATTCTTGTATATCCTCAGAAGGCAATCACAATGCCTGCGGTGGATGTATCGTTTATGCTTACCGCAGCACAATTGATTTCGATTGCAAAAGCTGGTGCCAATCTTGGAATTCAAGACGTTATGATTTCTGGCGACGGCAAAAATGTCACTGTATCGATGGGTGATCGTAAAGATGCAACCAGTAATGGTTTCACGCTTGAGACTGGCGCAGAGACTAAGGAAACGTTCAATCTAATCATCAAGAATGATAACTTGAAGATGATCGAAGATGATTATACCGTCGAAATCAGCAAGAAGAACATCGGGCGTTTCGTTGGTAAGAACAATAAGGTGACTTACTTTATCGCTCTCGAAGATTGCCAATTCAGTTAAGGAGAAAACAATATGCGGGGAAAAGTTGCTAAAGAGTTGCGGAAGATCGCACGTGGGATTGTTCCGGATGGTGGTAATGCACAGAAGCAGATGTACAAGTCATTGAAGAAAGAACATAAGAGTAAGCAATAAATAACTCTTACGGGACTGTAGCTCAGAGGAAGCAGCAGGGTGCTCATAACGCCAAGGTCGAGGTATCGTAATCCTCCAGTCCCACCATTTTATCATGAGGAAGTTATGTCAGAAGTAACAAGCAATCCCAATGAATTTGTCTGGGTTCAGAAATATAGACCAAAATCGATCGATGAATGTATTCTTCCCGAAGAACTAAAAACCACGTTCAAAGGTATCGCACAAAGTAATCGAATACCAACGATGTTGTTGTCTGGTAACGCTGGTGTTGGAAAGACAACGGTAGCCATTGCTCTATGTGAAACAGTTGGTGCTGATTGGCTTCTTGTCAACGGTTCTATCGATAACGGCATTGATGTTCTACGTACTAGGATTGCATCGTTCGCCTCGACCATGTCATTTTATGACGCAAAAAAAGTGGTTATTCTTGACGAGGCGGATTACCTAAACGCAAATTCTGTTCAACCCGCATTGCGTGGATTCATTGAGGAATTTTCGAAAAACTGCACGTTCATTTTCACCTGCAACTATCGCAATCGAATCATTGAACCCTTGCAATCTCGTTGCGCCGTGTATGAGTTCAAAATTCCAAACTCCGAGAAGCCGAAGCTAGCCACACAATTCATGAAGCGCGTTTCGTTGATTCTGGACATGGAGAACATCGAATATGACAAGCGAGTTGTGGCAGAACTTATCCAGAAGCATTTTCCAGATTACCGTCGTGTATTGAATGAACTACAACGGTATAGTTCGTCCGGAAAGATTGATACGGGCATTCTCGTCAACTTGTCGGAAGACAATCTGAACAAGTTGGTGACTGCGTTGAAGGAACGTAAATTCAGGGATGTTCGACACTGGGTAGCACACAATCTAGATGTTGATAGCGTGAAATTATTCTCAGACCTTTATTCTAAGGTGTCCGAACAGATGGAGCCGAAAGCTGTTCCTGATCTTGTGACGATTCTTGCGAAGTATCAGTTCCAAGCAGCATTTGTCGCTGATCAAGAAATCAACTCAGTGGCAGCATTGACGGAAATTATGATGACGTGTAGTTGGAAATGAAAACGTTCGACATAAAAAACGCGATTGATAGTAAGACTAAGATCGAATGGGACGAAGAAACCAAACGAGAGTATCTTCCATTCCTAATGAATCGTGCATTCAGTTATAATCTACATACGATATTTCACGCAAATGAAATGAACTTGAATGCCGCAATTGAAAAGAAATGGCAATTAGATTTTTATTATCATTCTATTCCAAAAGGTAAGAGATACGATAATTGGGCAAAAGTAAAATCTAATGATGATATAGCAGCAATCATGGAATATTACTACATAAATAATGACAGAGCCGTGGAGTATTCGCGGTTTCTGACACCTTCGCAGATGATAGTTATCCGTGAAAATTTAGAACGTGGTGGTAGAAAGTGATATTTTATGATAGAAACATTAGTAGAAGTCCGACTGGATGATCCTGAGGCATTTCTAAAGATCAAGGAAACGTTGACACGAATCGGTATTCCTTCATTCAAAGATAAAAAGTTGTATCAGAGTTGTCATATATTGCATAAACGCGGGAAGTATTTTATCACCCATTTCAAAGAATTATTTGCATTAGATGGTAAACAATCGTCGTTGAGTGAAGAAGATATTGAGCGTAGAAATATGATCATCAATCTTTTGGAAGAATGGGGATTATTGTTCATCGTTGATCCGAAAAAGACTGAAAAGGAATCTGCATTGAGTTCAATTAAGATTGTTTCTTATAAGGACAAGCATAATTGGGAATTGTGTAGTAAATATACCATTGGTAATAAATGAAAGGTTGTAAATTATGGAAGAAAAGGTTCAACTAACAATCGAATTGACTTTGGATGAAGTGAATGCAGTATTGGTTGCATTGAGTGAAAAACCGTTTAGTCAGGTCGCCGACCTGATTGGTAAGATTCGTGGTCAAGCAATGAAGCAAGTAGCGCCTGCTCCAGCGGAATAAACTCTGTAAGACGTCGAAAATAAAAAGGAACTTCGGTTCCTTTTTATTTGTTGACAATAAATACACACTTCTGTAGAATGTATTTCATCGTAAACGAGGAGTTCATCATGTCAGTCAAAGGCACAATGTTTTTCGTCGGTCTTGTTTTCGTCATGAGCGCAGTTGGTTCCGAATCTCTGATGACAATTGCACTGGGTTCTTTCTTTGGATTAGCTTTGATGACACCATATGCACTTCAATCATCTAAGGAACTATAATGGATTGTTTCTTCTTTGTGTTTGTATTGATTTTTTGTGGTCGCACTGATCGCCTATGCTGAGTTTAAATTTTTTGGATGGATTTGACGAGAAATAACATGGAACATATCAAGTTTCCTTCTATTGGGCAATTTCGTAATGTAATCAAGGAAGTGCGGTTCTTTCATAAGAACGAGACTTTGCCTACCTTGAAGTTTCGTGGTACGGTTAAGTTACACGGTACTAACGCGGCCGTTGCTAGGGTTAGCGGTGAACAGTGGTTTCAGTCTCGTTCCAACATTATCAAGGCGGAAGGTCCTGACAATGCTGGCTTTGCATTCTGGGCAGACGGTATTGACTGGAATCAATTCTTTAACCAGATTCCCGCTAACGAATGTGTAATCTTCGGCGAGTGGTGCGGTGGTAACATTCAGTCTGGAGTTGCTATCAACGGGCTGCCTAAGATGTTTGTTATCTTCAAGATTCTGGCGGATGGCGTATGGTTGAACATGGACCAATACTCTTTCATTCAACGTCCTGACTTGAACATTTACAACATCAACAATTTCCCTATGTGGGAAATTGATATTGACTTCAACGTTCCTGCTCCTGCTCAAAACAAGTTGAACGAGATTACTGAAGCAGTCGAAAACGAGTGTCCTGTTGGTAAGGCATTCGGCAAGATCGGCATCGGCGAAGGTGTCGTATGGACGTGTGTTACTCCGGGATACAACTCGCCCAGTTTAGTGTTCAAGGTGAAGGGCGAACGTCATGTTGGAGGAACATGGATAGAGGGTATTGATTTGCCAAGTGAGGACAGACAAAAGGTAATAAATTTTTGTCTTGCCAATAAAATCAATGAATTTGATTTTGAGTTTTTGGAATAAACGAAAATCCATCAACTTCATTCTTACAGTATTTTATTATCAAATATCTGGATAACTTGTCAACATTCTTATCACTATTAGAAGCATCGTTTGGGGTGTAAAAACTCCCAAATGGTGTTTTGTAGATGCCATCAGAGATTGATCTTTTGTGATTTGATATATGTTCCTGTGTCTTGGGTCTTGGAATATTTAACCACCTATTTCGTAAGTCAGTCATACCACTTTCAGTAAAGAACGACTTAAAATCAACACCTTTCATTCTGTCAGATTGATTTTGTTTGAATGTTTTTCCTTCCTCCGTAAGAAGAAATACTTTCCATTTATCTTTTGCTCTGTCCTTTATCGTCTGATTATGCATTGGGTTGTTTATAGTCATAGATAGTATGTTTGCCATTCTAGCAGATTCATATATTCTAGAATTGTAATATACATCGTTATGTGTTTTACTTCTATCGCGCATTCTACTGAATGCTTTTAACATGGACGATTTGTGTTTTATATTAGTAAATACCTTGGATAGTATCCAATGTGCTATAAAATGTTCTCTATGGGTTAGCTTTATCACGTTCCATGGATGTTCTTTTATGTTTGAAAACTGAGGAAACATATATTTACTTTTAGGACATATGTGATGATTGCCCCCTTTAATAGAGTCTTTATTTCTGCTTTCGATAAATCTTATATATCTGAATAGATAGTGTTGATTGTGAGGTAATGTTTCTAAAATAGACTTGTACATAATTGTCTCCTATGATATTATGTTTATAACAAATTTTTAAGGTTAAAAGAGAAATGCTTAAAATTATTTCAAACGGTAAAGAGTACGAAGTTGATGTGAATCATGTTAAGAACTCTGCAAAATCTGGTAATGCTAAAATCCATGGAAAATCCAAGGTCAAGACTCTTGCTGCTGTTGATACCGAGAAGGTTGCATCTATTCAGGAATTCATTGAAAACGTGGTTACCGAGTCACGTCTAAATCAAGGTATTGACTACCTGAAGGAACAGAATCAACCGTTGAATCAAACTTCTACTGGCATCTTCTTGAAGTGGATCGTCGGTGACGTAATCAAGGAAGAATCTGACACTATGCGTGACTCTTTGATTGAGCCGAAGGATGTAAACGGCTCAATTTCTAAGAAGGCACGTGAATGGTACTTTTCTCAAGTATTCACTTGACAATAATTCGGCACTCATGTAAGATGCAGTCATAGTCACTTAGGAGCAGAAAATGTTGTATACCCACAAGGTAGTTTTCGACAAGGAAGTATGTGGCTTTATCGCCAAAAGCGAGTCTTGCCGCTTTCCGAACTTGCCTTCGGCAAGATCATATGCCAAGGCGATTGCTAAGAAGTTTGGTTTTCATAATGTGCGAATCGAGGTTTTGAAATGACATGCACTGATCTTGAACTATCCTTCTCCAACGGAGACTTGGATGTCGAATACGCCGAATTCATCAGGCGATCCTGCTGACTGAGTTATTTGTGACGGAGATTCTCTGCTTTGTGCCATGGAAGACGGATATCTTGCAGAAGAATTTTTGAACTTCATGAAGCAAAAACAATGTTGATCGAACGAATTAATCCCTTTACCGGGGAAAAGAATGTGCTCGAACTTCCGATAACGGAAGAACACCTCTTAGCGCGGGAAAATGACGCGCTAATTCAACGAGCTATGCCGAATCTAACTACAGATGAACGTGAATTTATCATGACTGGAATTCCTCCAGGTAAGTGGGAAGAAATTCTTGGGGACGAAGGATGAACATTCTTGAAATTCTAAACGAGATTGGGGCAAATCCTTCCCGTCTTGCGAAGGAAGCAATTCTCACGCGAGAAAAAGATAATGAATTGTTGAAGGCTGTTATCGTCGCCGCATATCACCCCTATATCAATTACTGGATCAAGAAGATTCCCGAAGCAATACAAGGAATCTCAACAAATATTAGTTTGAGACTAGCCCTTGATGGACTGGAATATTTGTCGGCTCGACGTGTTACTGGTAACGCTGCAATTGAATACCTGGCCAAGATGCTCGGCAGCATGAATCGTGAAGATGCCATCGTTATTGAACGAATTATTGACCGTGATCTTCGTGCAGGATTCACTGATGGTACAGCTAACAAAATATGGCCAGGGCTGATTCCAACTTTCGATGTGATGCTATCTCATAAGGATATCTCTGGTATCAAGTATCCTGCATACGCTCAAACAAAGATGGATGGTGCCCGATGCCACGTTTATTTCGATGGCACTAGTGCTCGGGCATGGTCGCGCCAAGGCAAGGAATTCGTGTTGCATGGTGCTCTTGATGAATCTGCAAAAGGCCTGATGCTCCCTGGAGAAACCTTCGATGGTGAATTGTTATTCTTCAAAAATAATAAACCTCTCGATCGTAAGACCAGCAACGGTTTAGCTAATAAATCGATTAAAGGAACACTTTCAGCCGAGGCATGTGATGACGTTCGTTTCGTTGTTTGGGATAACGTCGATTTCACTTCTTCTTTGCCTTATACAAAACGGTTTGATATGTTGAATGACAGATTCAACATTGTGTTTAACCAACAACTCAACTCGCGTTTTCTGCTTGTTCATTCTATCGTTGTCAATTCTGAAGATGAAGCATTCAAGTTTTATAATGATCAACGTGCCAATGGTGAAGAAGGCGCGATTCTGAAAAACATGAATTCAGTATGGCAGCCGAAACGCACCAAAGACCTTGGTAAGATGAAAGCCATTGAAGAAGCAGACCTGCTGGTTACTGGTTGGAAAGAAGGAAAAGGTAAGTTCGCTGGAATGGTCGGTTCTCTTGATTGTCAAACTGCTGAAGGTATTATTAAGGTTAACGTATCAGGATTTTCTGATGATGTTCGTAAGATCGCATATACTTTTGTTGATAAGATCATCACTGTTCTATATAACGAGATAATTAAAGATAAGACAACAGGAGAGTATAGTCTGTTTCTTCCTCGGTTCGTTGAAGTTCGATTTGACAAGACAAAGGCAAACAAATTTGAGGATTTGAAATAATGCAACCACTACATTTTTACTACGAAAAACGCGGTAAGTTTGCCGGAATGGTTCGCCATATTTGTCAATTTCCTTTGTGTACGGAAAAGGCGATGTCAGTCGGCGGAATAAGGGCGAACGGCGCGCCAGCAGAAAGAATGTATAAAGGTAAATATATAAGCGAAAAGCATCATCTTGAAATGATACGCACAAAAGGTCATGGAACTGCTACAATACCAATTTGACTTTCATGTTTTGGTAGTGTATCATGGTTGCATTACATAAGGAAATCTATGTCAGAGTTCTACACATCCGTACTTCAATACGGTAACAAGATTTTATACCGAGGTTACAAAAATGGTCGGAGAGTTCATAAAAAACTGGATTTTTCGCCTACGCTTTACATTAATACAAAAAAACCAACAAAATATAAAACTTTGTATGGTCAATTAGTTGAACCGGTTAGTCTAGGTTCAATCAACGAAGCAAAAGAATATATCAAGCGTTATGAGGACGTTGAAGGTTTTGAGGTATTCGGAATGAAACAATTCCAATATCAATATATCGCAGAAAATTTCAAAGGCGACATATCATTCAATATCGATCACATGAAAGTAATGACGATTGATATTGAAACCTCCGTCGAATTGGGAGGTTTCCCTGATGTAAAAAGTGCTCAAGAGCAAATTCTTCTTATTTCTGCACAAGATAAACTTACGAAAACGAATATCGTTTTTGGATTCAAACCATACGAAAAGTCCAACGATGATGCCTTCGAATATCGTCAATTCAAGGACGAATACTCGATGCTCAAGGGATTCATTGAGTTTTGGCAAGGTAATACACCAGATATTATTACTGGTTGGAATATCGGGGGATTCGATATTCCATATTTGATTGGTAGATTGAATCGAATATTAGATGAATCATGGACGAAAAAGTTATCTCCATGGAATATTATCAATAGTCGAGAAATACCTGGTAAATTCGGTTCTACTGAAAAAGTAACTAAATGGGATATCGTTGGTGTCGTTGTTCTTGATTATATGGAACTGTACAAGAAATATGTACAAGCATCTAGAGAATCATATACGTTGGGATTCATTTCTCAATTGGAACTTGGTGACACCAAAATGGAATTGGAAGGGTCGTTCAAGGAACAATATACCAATCAATGGAACGATTTTGTAAGATATAACGCTAAAGATACTGCTCTTGTTGATAGACTTGACGAAAAGTTGAAATTTATCGAAATTATCTGCACTCTGGGTTACACCGCAAAGGTGAATATTGCTGATGGTTTCGGCATGGTGAAGACGTGGGATATCTTCATTTATAATTACCTAAAAGCAAAAGATATTGTAATTCCAAATCATACTGGTCGAGCAAAAGGTGATTTCGAAGGAGCGTGGGTAAAAGAGCCAATCCCAGGCTATTATGGTTGGACCATGTCGTTTGACTTCACGGGACTATATCCTAGTATCATGCAACAATGGAATATTAGCCCCGAAACAATAATGGGAGTAATTCCTAATGTAAATGTCGAACGATTCATGAATAGTAATTTTGAACGTCCCGATGGTGATTTTACTATCGCGGCCAACGGAGCAATATTTTCAAAAGAAAAGTTAGGAATCGTTCCAGAAGTTTCAAAGGTTATAACGGATAGTCGAAAAGTCGTCAAGAAGCAAATGCTAGCACTTGAACAGGAATATGACAAGACTAAAGACAAAAATCTTTTAATCCAAATTGCTGGTTTGAGTGGTAAACAAAACGCATATAAGACGCTGAACAACTCACTTTATGGAGTTATGACGAATCATGTTTTTAGATATTTTGACCTTCGCGTTGGAGAAGCAGTAACTCTAACCGGGCAGGCTTCTGATCAACATATCGAACTTGTTATGAATCAGTATATGAATAAAATCATGAAAACTGATAACGTTGATTATGTTATTGCAGGTGATACCGATTCGATTTATCTGAATGTTGATGGTCTTGTCAAGCAATTCTTTCCTAATGAGAGTCTTGATAAAACTGTAAAGTTGCTTGATAAAGTAGGAGAAGACCGATTCCAGAAGGTACTCAATGCCTCGATTGATCATATCTATAATATCGGCAATTGCTATAAGAAAACGATGGCGATGAAGCGCGAGGCCATCGCGTCTAAAGCGATCTGGACCGCCAAGAAAAGATATGCCATGATCGTGCATAATTCGGAAGGCGTCGATTATACTCCATACAAGTTGAAGATCATGGGTATGGATTTGATCAAATCATCAACCCCAGTCTTGATACGTAAATATTTGAAAGATGCTCTTACGTTGATTTTTGAGAGTGATCAAGAAGCACTATATGAGTTTGTTGATGATCTCAAGAAGAAGTTTTTGAAGATGACTCCTGAGGAAATTGCATTTCCTCGTGGGTGCAACGACTTGACTAAATACACAGATAACAAGGCTATTTTCAAGTCAGGAACACCGATTCATGTGAGAGGCAGTCTGATTTATAACCATATGAATCGAAATAATAAAGACGTTGTACCTATCAAGGACGGAGATAAGATCAAGTTCATTTATCTCAAGGTTCCAAATCCTTGTCGTGAAAACGTAATTTCATTCCCATCATTCGGAACGTTGCCTCCAGATATGGGTTTACATAAGTACATTGATTATGAAAAACAGTGGGAGAAAGTTTTTATTGCTCCCCTACTTGGCATCACAACTGCGATAGGTTGGAATCCAGAAAAACGACCAAGTTTAGAAGATTTTTTTATCTAACTTATTCAACCA